TGCTGCACCTGTACCGGCCAACCCTGTAACCGCTACATTAGCGTCTGCCGATACGGTTACGCTTCCTGCGGCACCTGTACCGGCCAATCCTGTAACGGATAAAATTTGATCCGTAGATACTGTTACGGATCCCACCGCACCAGTACAAGCCAAACCAGTCTCGGTTATAACCTGATCTGTGGAAACAGCCACAGACCCAACAGCACCTGTTGCAGCTACTCCTGTTACCTCAACAGGAAGAGCAGTACCCCAAGCACCGGCTCCCCAAGTAGACCGTCCCCAGCCGGTTTGAGTCGCCATTGTCTAATTGCTACGCAATCCGAATGATTGCGTTACTTGCATCCGCTGCTGGAAATTGAACAGTAAAGTCGCCAGAACTGGAGCTTTTGTCTGCACCAAAATCCAGAATAACTACCGCAGGATTGGTTAAAGAAATGGACGTTGTATTTGGCGTCGAATTATAGATCATCGCACCACGAGCCGTAATCGTAGAAGAACTCCAGGTGGAGTTGTCAAAGTCTAAAAATGCTGTGGTTCCAGAAACAGTTGGATCTACCGAATTAAGCGTATTTCCACCCGAAGTATAGCCGCCGCTGGCAGCTACTTCATTAGATGTAGTAAATGCCGTAGTGGTTGCATCTAGACTCGCACTACTTGTGTATAGCGCCAATTTGATTGTATCACCCGTAGAGGTGTCAAAGTCATGTGAGCCAAAAAGCAACTCCTTCTTAAAGGTGGTTGCCATTGCCTGTGTGATGGCCATGTCACAGTCTCCTTATCAATTCAGCCAGTTGCGGGCTTCCCGCGTCCTTCAAAGCATTATATACCGTTGTTCGATCACTTTGGATAGCTTCCCGCATGTAAGCGGCCACCAGTCGTTCTATTTGTGCTTTAAAAGCAAGGGCTTGGTCCCGTACAGCGGGATGAGCATCCATCGAAACGGAGATGATCTCCTTGGCGCATCTCTCTGCGATTTCTTCCGGAGTAAAGCCACGGTTTTCTGTCGTGTGTACCAGCACCTTGTAATCAGCGGGCATCTCCATTGCAGCCATGCCCATCACTGCACCTCACGTCGCACACGATCATACCGGTATTCGTCTCTGGTCTGACGACCCTCGCCCAAATTCTTCAGGAACACGAGAGCTTCTTGATACCTTTGTGTGTAAAACTGAAGTACGTCAGCCTCGCCCTTCATAAAGGTATACGCCTCGACCAGGGAACCGTATAGCAACGCCAGTTCAGCGTTATTCCCTAAATAAGAAGTGCCGTCACCTGATGTGCTGATGGATGTTGGACGGTAGTAGTAGTGAAGTTCTGCCGTAAACCCAGAATTAGGGGTGGGAGCCAGGAGAAAAGAAGCCTCGTCCCAGCTACCATAATATTTAGGGACACCTGTTGTGGCAGGATTTGGTGTGTAGTCCTGCAAGAAAGTTATCTGCTTGTATAACAAAAACTCGTTAGCCGAAGCGTTGACGATACTCAATGAAAAGGGCGACAGAAAATCTGACGGTTTAGTCAGGAACTTGGTGCCTGAAGTCACGACCCCCGCCTGATTGCGCCGGAAAACGTCAAGCTGGCACTCCTTGAGAATGCGCTCCTCCGCGTTCAGGATAAACCGGGGTAGTTGTGTTACAAAGGTCGCTTCAGCGTTTTCCGTGTAGTCCTGTATCGCCGTTTTTAGCGTGGTAAATGTAAATGCCATGTCATGCCTCTACCGTCACAGGACCCGCAGATGCAGGAAATCCCCCACCAAAGACAGATCCCGTAGTTGCCGTACCACTAGCCGCGCTAAAGGTATAGGTCTCTAAATCAACCTTTGTGACCGTATACCCCGCATCACGGGAAACCACCGCACTCGTAAACCCATCAAAGCCAAGTGCGTCCCTGAAACGAACCGTATCGCCTGTGGAACGGCCATGTCCAGGCTCCGTTACAGTTATAACCGCGCTTCCCGAATCTCCGCTCCTGAAAGCGTCCTTCTTCAAAAGTACAGTGACCTCTTTCTCTGTTCTGTCCGGACGAGCGTCTTTAAGAGCCTCCGGGTCAGCGTCCACGCGACGGGGCTCTAGTTGTGGGTGCTTCTCTTCCCACTCGTCACGGCCTACTAACAGATTGTTCCACTCACTCTTCATCTCGCGCAGCTTGTATCGCTGCCCGGATCTGTCTGAAATGCCGTAAGCGTTTTTTCCCGAAGCAAACTTAGCCATCACATAACCCTAAGAGAACCGGCGGTTGGAACTATGTGCAGGGAAGTTCTCTCCCTGTCCTCGACAGCGGCACGGAGGAAGTCCTCGTCATAATTGGCCTTTAGAATTGCCATACGATCAGGAGCCCGCTTCACTGCTATGCAATAAGCCAGCCCGGAAACGAGACTTGGCAAAAACCTGAAGGGTACTTCCGCTGTGTTAACAGAAGTGTCCGTGTCGTCCATACGGAGTAAGCGGTAGTAAATCAATTGGTCCGTAGAATTCTCCGGTACGGGCCAGATCGTTACGGTGGGTGTGATCTGCCTATCCACAAAGAACTGAGTGGGCCGTCCCTGCTGATCTTTTTCCGGCAGTGCCAGATAGTCGCTGCGTCCTATGCGGTTCATGGCCAAATCAGAGCCTGACCGGCGTATCACGACATCCAAAATATCAATCGTGTTCTGGACATCCTCCAGACTAGGATCCGCAGAAATTGTCGTACTGGCACTGCTGCTGGAACCAGTGATCGTCTCTCCCGCAGTGAAAGCGCCACTGGGAACAGTCAAAGTCACCGTAGTACCGCTGGGCTTTGTTATGATCTTGGCCGTAACAGAACTTGTTGCCCCCGTAATCGTCTCGCCAACACTGAGACTTGCGGAAGCGCCAACCGTCGCCGTAATGGTCCCGACTGGATAAGCGTCAATCGCAGACGTGGACGACAATTGTGCCACGGTCTGCGTTACCTGCCTCACGGTCCAGAGATTTATCCCCCTGTTGGCCCAATCAGCCAGCATCAAGTTCAAGGATCGACGCGCCGTGGCTGCGTCGTAGCCCGTGCGAAGCTCCAGGCCGCAACGTTCGAACGCCTCTTCGATGATCTCGGCTACGTCAAGATTAAAGTTAGCTGATCCGGAAACGGCCATTATTGTCCGCCTTGAAGAGGATCATCTAGACTAAAAACACCCCTAAAAGATGTGTCAGGTTGTACGTCTAAATCTTCATCCGGGATGCCATAATTTACCTCTCCCGGATAAGCTTGGTTTTTACTCAACGACAACCCAAGTTGCTGTGCGACTTGGCCAGCTTTTTGGGCAAAGTCCGTCGCTTGGGTGCCTTCTTCATCCGTCAAACCTTTAACAAAGCTATTCATTGCTAAAGGTGCAGTTATACCGTACCCCAAAGGACCAAAAGGAGTTGTGAGTGCTGATATACCAAGAGATTTGGCGGTACTTTTTCCATAGTCAATTGCGGCATCAAGCGCACTTGTTTCGCCCTCATTGCTTTGATCCGGCGTTGCCAGCGAGACCTGACCACTATAATCAACAGCGGAGCCCGGAGGCCCAGGCTCCTCCCCAGGATAGTCTGGGGCACTAACCCCCTGGCCTTCATTAAAATACTGCACAGGACCGCCAGCGTTAAGGTAATCAGAGGCGAGGATAGGACCGCCTTCTGCGAAGAGACGCGGTGCGAAAAAGCCGGTTAAGTTATTTTGGTTAAAAAAGCTTTGTCGAGCTTGCGGCCCAGTGATTGGGTTTCTAAGGGCATCTTGAACGGCAAAATTTATCTCCGTATCAGACGGATTAATCAAATTTTGCGCTCTAGCAGCTTTTTCAGAAGCAAAAGCACTTGGTGGAACGGCGTTACGAACAGCATCATTGTTAAGAATTGCGGTTACTTGCTGGTCAGTTAAATTAGAAAGAGTGTCGGGTGTTAGTGCAGCAGCGTCTGCCGGTGTAATGTCCGTGCTTCCGCCAAGAAAGGATGCTGTCGGATCTGGCGTCGCGTCTCGCCCTTGCGTTATTGCTAGTGAAGGGGGGAGACGCCCCTTAAACCCTTCGGTCAGTCCCGCCTCGGCTAGCGATGCTTCAAAGGCCGCATTTTGTGCGTCCTGAACACTTTGAGCAACGTCTGCTTCTGTGTGTCCAAAGCTAACTGCATCTGAGGTGGAAGTGTTGCCAGTGCTTCCTCCATTATAAAAATACTGCACGGGACCGCCCGCGTTCAGGTATTCAGAGGCCAGGATGGGTCCGCCGTTGGCTGCTTGCCGTTCTCCTAGTGGACCAGGAGGAAGCGGACTAAATCGATCCGGATGAATCGAAGGAAATGAGTAAGGAGGACTCCGAAATCGCTCCGGAAGGCTCATGTCGTAATCAAGTTCTGTTGGACCCTCAACAGACTCTCCCGGCCACGGAGCGATTTCAGGGGGTGGGTTTTCTCCTTCCCAAGGAGGAACATAAGGTTTCCCTTCTTGGGGGAGGGGCCATCGCCGTTGGACCTCTAGCTCATATTTCAATTTATGAGTAGGCATGTTCCCAAATTCGTTATAAAACTCTTCCGGGGTCCAACTTCCTCCCTCAACGAGAAATTTCATAAGCTCGGTTAAGATTTCGGATCTAAGAGCTTTCTCTGCTTCTCCACCGTCTTCATATCTTGGCAAAGAATCAGAAGCCAGGATGGGGCCTCCGTCAGCAGCCGTAGCTATAGGTTGTTGACTGATATCTGGAACAGACGGAAACAACTGAGTGAACACTGATTGCGAACCAAGATTAGGACTAATGTTAGGAATAGAGG